AACGGTAACGCACTTGTTACATTATTGATAAACACGCCCATACGACTATTACCTGTAGTGGTCAAACCTGTGTTTAACACAAGCTCTGCATTACAAGAAATTGTTGTGGCACGCGTTTTAGCCAACGGCAGTAGCCCCGTTGTTGCGCCATCAGCCGTAGAACCAGTACAGTTCACAACTTTAAAAATAGCGTCAGGGTCGTCTACAACAATTGCTTCAATATCATCTGCTACAGTATTTGCTGGGTAATTTTGACTAAATAATTTATAGCCGAGAGTAGGGTCAGTATAACTGCAACCTAAAAAAACACCAACAACGCCAGCAACTGCTGAAGTATCGTTTTGTAATGTAGAAATGATTAACGTACCATCGCTTGTATATTGTACAACGTCACCGTTAAAGATGCCTGTACCATAGTTTGAAGCTATGGGTATTTTACGAGTAGAACCCGCGTAACTACGCCCGCCAACTAGGTTGACTGGCTTTAGCCCGTAAGGGGCTGATATAGTAGGATAAGCCATTTTCTAGGACTCCATTAAAAGATTAAAATTAATTTCCTTTTCCAAAGGTAACCTTCGATTTCCGATCATTAAAGAGCGGCATTCTAGGGTCATTTTCTCGCATGAGGTTGTTGTCCACTGATCTTATTTGGTTATCTGTCTGCTGCTGATAATAATTGCCGCGTTCATTCACCATCTCAATCGGAGCTTTACATAACATCAAACCACCAATAACAACGTTATCTGCAAATCTTTCGTTTTCTACAGTTACCATTGTAATTTCAGGATGATCTGAAGCTTTTGCTGGCTCCCAACCTTCACGTAATTTTGAGGAAACGTTTGTGGCGTCTACTTGCCCTTGATTACTTGTTCGAATCCAACGAAATGCGTATCCAGGCTGTGGGGTCGGTGAAGGTAACACTTCAGGACGTGTCCAAGCTTGTTTACGTGTTGTTGTTTCACGATTAGTTAATTCACGGTCTATACGATTTTCAGCCATTTTCTTTCCTCATTTCTATTGCAACCTGTTTGGCGTATTGTTCTGGAGTTAGCCCAAGCCTTTTTGCTATAGACACTTGTGTTTGCGTTAATGTCACTTTTCGAGGTGACGTGCTCCGCGTAGCGGGCGCAACCACATTTGCCCTGCGTTTAGGCTTTTCTGCTTCCACTTGTGCATTATCCTCAAATTCCTCTGGGAATAATTGCTGCATACGAGTATTTATTGTCTCGTAGTATTCGTCGCTTTGCAGGTTTACACCTTGCTTGGCGAGTTTATTATGTAACCCTAGCGCAAGACTTGTCATCTCATCATCAGTGCCGAACCACGGATTGGCTTTCGCCCATGTCTTCGCTCGTTCGTCAGCAACTGGTTGTGCTGGGGTAGATTGAGTATCTGCTACTTTGTTTACAGGAGTTTCAACGTTCTGTAAAGTCGGTAACTTAAAATTGTTTAACTTATCAGTTTTAATCTTAGCAGCCGTTAAACTTTCTTGTGCTCGGAGAACAGCATCTGCGTCCCCAGACTCATACGCAGCTTTATACGCTCTTTTAGCTACTTCGGTCTCAGACTTTGCTCCTTTCTTAGCTTGATCTAGCAAAGCTGTTTGATTTTTATTAACGCTGCCTTTTAATTTTTTATTTTCATCCACAAGTGATTGAGCCAAAGTTTCAAGCTCTTGCCTTTCTCTAAAAGCTGCTTCTTTAGCGCGTCTTTCATCGTGGTAGCCTTTGCTAAAATGTTGGATACGTTTACGAACTTTTTCAGAATAGTCTTCAAGCTCTTCATCAGTTACATCCTCTGGGGGTTCAGACGCCTTACGATTTCTATCCGCTTTAGGCGTGTCGTTTACAACTTCAACTTCTACTTCTTTTTCAATTTTATCAGACTTAGGTTTTTTATCCTTTCCCTCGCCTAGATCAATTTCAACTGCCGATGAATTTTCAACTTCAATTTCTGGTTTACTGTCGTCTTCCTGCTCATCAGGAAAACTATATTGAACTTTTTCAAATGCCATTTCTTATTTCCTTATGCTCGTGATACACCACGGGGGTCGTTAACTACAGCTTCTATTGAATCATCGTTCATCAAACGATACTCAACTCCACCGACTTTAAATCTCGTGCCTGTGTTTGCACGAAACATTACGTAATCGCCTATTTTACACCAAGGGGTGTCACCAAAACGTTCTACATCGGAATAAGCTTGAGATCCCATATCAAGAACAAGTCCAATAATAGACATAATATGCTCTTGATGTATTGTAGTGGTAGTTTTTAATACCTTAGTATCTGCGAAAGTTTCTTCTATTTCAGGCATAGCTATAAGTACGCGATACCCTACAGGACACGGTAGTTGAGCTTCAAGCTCTTGCTCTTCTACACTACCTACGTCTAGTTCTATTGCTTCATTCATTATCGTCATCTTCCATATAATTGCGCGAGAGGTCTTCTATGTATTCTATACTGGCCTTAAGACCCCGTATCAGGCCAGTAATCTCCTTGTATTGGGCAAAGTCTTTTGCGCCCCCATTCTCAAGAAAATCTAGTGCAGAGGCTTTATCAACCTCGATGTTATCTCTAAGCACGTCAAAGACGGTTTTTGCCATTATTTACTCCCAGTTTTGTTAGGTTGCATGACTTTTATTTCTTCAAGACCTAGTTTTGCGTTATTGTTGCGTCGGTCTGCAGCCATCTTAATGCCATCTTTCTTAGCATCCATCATAAGTTCTTGCTCATCTAACTCTAGTTTCTTAGCGTCTCGCATTGCGTCTGCCTGGTCTTTCTTAGATTTGCGATCTACTTCAGACTGTTTAATTTGCACCTCTGCTTGTTTTAACTGGAACAATGGATCTTGTTGTTGTTTCTGTGCCTGTTCTTGTGCTGCCTGTTGTTGATGCGACTGCGTTAGATCTTTAGCTGCAGTAGCAACAAGCCTAGCAAGGTTAACCTCAATTTCTTCAGGTAACTGTGCATTCGGTGCAGGTAGTTCAACACCGAGACGTTCTTCAATATCTTTACGGTATTTAAACCCAAGGTGTTCTGCGACATGTGCTTGAAGAGAAGCCATTATCTGTTGAGCTTGCGGGTTTTGCCCAATCATCTGTGCAACCATCGGATCTTGCATAAACGCCATATGTGTTGTGATATGGGCATCTTGATCTTGGTATATAAACGCTTTCATCGGTTTACCCATCAACGCTGCCATGTTCTCGCTAATAGGATCTACGGGTTTCATGTCGTCTTTTGTAGGTACAAGTTTATCTGCATTCTTGACTCCTAGTACTTCTATCATCTGCCTGTGCAACTGCGGTAGGTCATATATCTGTGGAGCTTGTTGCGACATCTGTAGCACGGCTTGGTACTGTACCACTCTTTGAGCCATAGTAGAGCTGTTAGGGTCACTGACAGGAATAACATCTATTAACATGTAATCAGATCGCCGTGCGCTTACTTCTCCTCTAGCGGGTTGGTATGCGTACTCACTAGGGGCATACTCTGCCATTAACATTTTTAAGAGTTTAAACTCTTGTTTCATAGCGTAGTGGACACGCGCCTGTACCGCAGCCATCGGTTTAAGTGTACGCTCTAAAAGTGCAAGAGTGGTTCCAACTGGAGCATTAGCAGACATATCTGAGATGTTCATGTCACTAATAGCGCCGAGTCTACGGCCTTCTTGTGTTATCTTGTCTAGGAGTGCGAGTAGTGTTTGGCTAGGCTCCTTATAAGGTAGAGGCATAATGTTATCGCGGATGCTGCCCGATGGTACGTCTACGTCTTTAAACTCACCAGGTGTAATAGGGGCATCGTCACCCTTGATACGTAATCCACGCGATTTCAACCCGCCAGGGAGGTTAGCGAGTGTACCAGCGTCTACTAATTGACGTATCAAGGATGTTCCCGCCTTGGCATAACCACCTATAATGTGGATTAGTCCAAGCCCGTAAAACCCAAATCCTGGAACATATACATAGTGCACAAAATGTTGACGCTTTAATGTCAGCTCGTCATCTTGGCTCCAATTCCTACGTATTGATAGTATCTCGTTAGAGCCGCGCTCCAACGTTACAACATATGGTTTAGCTATATCATCCTCGTCAGAGTCACCAACGCCGTCAATTACAATGTCGGCATGTATCTCATAGACAGTAAAACGGTCATCATCAGTAAGTGAATACCCACCTTCTTCTGCTTTGCGTTCTTCTATGTCAGAGTGATACGGTTGAGGATCTCCAAGATCTACTTCTCTGTAGAATCCGTTAGCCTGTAGTTTCTTTAACTCGTTCTTTGTCTTACGCATAACATGGGTAACACGTTCTGCGGTCTCTATATGTGATGCTCCGTAAGGCACGATAACATCTTCTGCTGGGATATACACTGCCATCTGGCGTCCCATATTAGGGTCGTAGTATACCTTCTTAAACGCAGAACCCGCTAATCCAAGACTGTAAAGCATCCTTTCATGTTCTGGTCGATACTCAACCATATTCTCGGTAAGCTCATAGTTCATATCTGCTTTTACACGCGCAGCGGCTTCTTCTTTTTCTTTAGTCTCTTCACCTAAAATTTTTGTTTTTACAGGCCCAGAGGAAGGAAACGTCTCACTCATTGTCTCTGCTTGGAACCGTATAGCAGCTTCTGCTAATACTGTAGAATACACACCACAAGCGCCCTCCCAAGGCTCTGTGCGTTCTTCGTATTTAAATCCGAGTACGTCTAAACCTTTAACAAAGGTATCTGCCCACTCTTTACGGCTATCCATGTCGGACTCAACCATACTACCTATATCGTCGGCAAGCTCATGCAGTGCGCTCTCTTCTAATACTTCTGCTAAATTTTCATCAAACCCCCCTCCCATAGCACCTTCCACGTCGGGCATTAGAGTTACCTCCATACTCCCATCGTTTAGTGTGACGCTCTCAGGGTTTACAATCTCAATCTCTAACTCAGAAGTTTCTGTTTCTGCGTCTTCTTCCATACTTGTAGGAGCTTGGTATAGTCCTTTTTCAATAGCCATCAGTAAAATCCACTTCCTTTGCGTTTAAAGTACCGAACCTCGTCAGGCTCGTCATTTGGTAGTCTTATAAATCCGCCCTGTCTAAACCGCATCAAGGCCATTACGGTAGAGTCAACAAGGTCATCATGGCTCATAAATGGAAATCCTGCAATCTCTTCTATTACTTCTTCTGCCCAACGTGTCTCTGGAACCCAACATAACCCCGACGCTACAATATCAGTTACGGAGTTTAAACGTGCCAATTTGTCACCTGAGCCCCTGTGTGGTGTGTACTCTTGCACGGGCAGTCCCATACGTCTCATTTCTTGGTAAAGCGCGGTGCCCGCACTCTTTTTCTCCACAATAAACGCGTCTGGCTCCCATTCAGAGTACTCCTCCATAGCCATATCTTTTAACTCTGGGAACTCCATACGCTTTTTTATACTATTTAGCAAAATAATATTATAGTTATCTAATTCTTCATTTAAAAACACGCCCCACGTCGTCAATGCAGTAAAATCTGCACGGTTGTGTGTCTCTGCTGCAGCGTCGAGGGACATAATAACATACTCACAGGAAGGTGGTTCTTCTTTTATCCACCGTTTCCACCACTCTCGTTTAACCAACGCGGCCTCTTCAGCGGTGGGCTCTTGTTGATACTGTGCGTTCCACTGAAATACGGGCATAGACGCTTTTGTTCTCAGGAGGGCTTCAAGGTCAAAAAACTCAGGCCAGAGGGGTTTTTGGGTCGATTTTTTAGTTTTCTCGTCTACCATATCTAGTATCGCAGGGA